GTTTATCCTACTATTACTTCTGGTAAGTCAACGAAAGTAATAATCATTTCCACTCCTAATGGTATGAACCACTTCTATAAGATGTGGGAGGATGCTAGAAATGGTAAGAATGGATATGTTACGAATGAAGTACATTGGTCTCAAGTTCCAGGCAGAGATGCTAAATGGAAAGAGGAGACGATGAAGAATACGTCCAAGAGACAGTTCGCTCAAGAGTTTGAGTGTGACTTCCTTGGATCAGCTGACACTTTAATATCTCCTGCTAAACTACAAACAATACCATTCACTGACCCCATATTAAGTAATGCAGGACTTGACGTACACAAGAGAGCAGAAAAGGATCACGAATATATTATTACTGTCGATGTTGCCAGAGGAATTGGTGGCGACTACAGTGCTTTTGTCGTGTTTGATATCACCACTCTCCCGTATCAAATCGTTGCCAAGTACCGTAATAATGAGATTAAACCTGTACTGTTTCCCTCGGTAATACTTGAGGTATGTAAAGAATATAACAATCCATATATTTTGGTTGAGGTAAATGACATAGGAGATAGTATAGCAGCAACATTAAATTATGATCTTGAGTATCCTAATGTATTAATGTGTGCTATGCGAGGTAGAGCAGGCCAAGTAGTAGGACAAGGATTCTCTGGAACTAAAACTCAACTTGGGGTTAAGATGAGTATCACAGTTAAGAAGCAAGGATGTGCAAATCTTAAAGCAGTTATAGAAGATGATAAATTATCTTTCTGTGATTTTGAAATATTACAAGAATTAACTACCTTCATTCAAAGAAAACAATGTTGGGAAGCAGATGATGGATACCATGATGACTTGGTAATGTGTCTGGTTCTTTTCTCTTGGTTAGTAATGCAAGAGTATTTTAAAGAGATGACTGACATGGATGTCAGAAAGAGAATTTATGAAGAGCAACGAAATCAGATAGAGCAGGACATGGCTCCCTTTGGATTTATTGATGATGGACAAGGAGAAGAGACATATCTAGATGCAGAGGGGGATCTTTGGGCTTATGGAGATAAACAAGAAGAAGTCTCATATATGTGGAATTATTGAATGAACTTTCTAAAATTCTAAATACTTCTAGGTAAATTTGGAATTTATAGAGGAAAAAACATGGCAAGTCAAGTCTCGCCTGGAATTGTTATTAAAGAACGTGATCTATCCAATGCTGTTGTTACAGGTGCTTCAGCAATACGTGCTGCAATTGCATCTACTTTCCGCAAAGGACCAGTAGGCAAAATAGTAAACATTGGTTCTGAAAGGGAATTAATAGATACATTCGGAACACCAGCTGAGGCTAATGCTGCTGACTGGTTGGTCGCATCCGAATTTTTGCGTTACGGTGGACAACTAGCAGTAGTACGTGCTACAACAGGAGTTCTCAATGCAACGCTGGATGGAACAGCAGTTCTTATTGGTTCAAAAGAAGCATGGGATGCTGGTGTAGGTTCTAGTGAACAGTTCGCGGCTAGAGATGCAGGTGCTGATGGAAACAATCTACGTGTAGTAGTTGTTGATCATGGCCCTACTAAAAAGGCTGCCAAGAATGGTCACGGACTTAGTGTTGGAGATACACTGAATGATGGAGTTACAGATCACGAAGTATATTCAGTGATTGATGCTAACAATGTTACTATTATCGAGGGTGCTAACCCTGCTGCTGATGGTAACTCATTTGTTTTCTCTGACTTCAGTGCTTCTGATTGGAACACACAACCAATTGGATCAACAGGTTTAACATATAAGGCAATCGCTCCTCGTCCTGGAACATCTGCATTTGCATCTGAACGTTATCTTTCTAACGATGAAGTTCATATAGCAGTTGTTGACGAGAGTACAAATACAATAGTTGAGCGTATAACATACGTTTCTAAGATATCAGATGGTAAGACACCTGAAGGTGCTTCCTCATATTGGAAGGATGCTGTTAATGAAACATCTTCTTACATCTATGGTTCTGCACTTGCTGCAAACCAACAAACAACACTAGGAGAAAATCCTGGTAGTGCTGTTGCTTCATACGGTGCAACATCTGGATCACCTAAGAAATTCGCAGCAATTCTTACAACTGCTGGTGGATCACTTAGTGGTGGTACAGATGATTATGCATACACTTCTGGTGAAGTTGCAAGTGCCTATGATGAGTTCCTTGATACAGAGCAAACAACAGTTGACTTTGTATTGATGGGTGGATCAATGGGTAATGAAACTGATACTAAGGCCAAGGCTGGATCAGTTGCTGCTGTTGCTAATAGCAGAAAGGATTGTGTAGCATTTATATCACCTTTCAATGGCAACCAAGTTGCTACATCTGGTGGTGCTGCTCTATCTCCTGCTGATCAATTAACTAATACAGTTAACTACTTTAGTTCAATTGGATCTAGTTCATACGTTATACTCGATAGTGGTATCAAGTATACATATGATCGTTTTAATGATAAGTATCGCTATATCGGTTGTAACGGTGATGTTGCAGGTCTTTGTGTTTCTACTTCTGCAATTCTTGATGATTGGTTCTCTCCTGCTGGATTGAATCGCGGAGCAGTTCAGAATGTTGTTAAACTTGCTTTTAATCCTAACAAGGCACAGCGTGATGAACTTTATACAAATAGAATCAACCCAATAGTATCACTTCCTGGTACTGGCCCTGTTCTGTTTGGAGACAAGACAGGTCTTGCTTCTCCTTCCGCATTTGATAGGATCAACGTTCGTCGTCTGTTCCTTAATATTGAGAAGAGAGCAAGAGGACTTGCTGAAGGAGTACTATTTGAACAGAATGATACTACTACACGTAGTAACTTCTCTGCTTCTATTGGTTCTTACCTCGCTGAGGTACAGGCACGTAGAGGTCTAACTGACTTCTTAGTAGTTTGTGATGAAACAAACAACACTCCTGAAGTCATTGATCGTAATGAGTTTGTTGCGGAATTATTCCTTAAGCCAACTCGTTCTATCAACTTTGTAACTGTTACTGTCACCGCAACTAGAACTGGCGTATCATTCGCTGAAGTTGTTGGTCGATAATTATTCATAGAGCACATAACATAAAGAGGTAAACTAATGGCAAGGTCAAACGTATCAGAGTTCCTACAGACTATAGGACAGGGCGTTAAGCCCAATATGTATCTGATCGACATGCAATTCCCAGCTGCTCTAGCAAAGGAAGGTGAGGATCAACAACTCACCAACCTACTTTGCAAATCAGCAGCTCTCCCTGGTTCTAACTTGGGTGTGATCGAAGTTCCTTTCAGAGGAAGAACGGTCAAGATTGCTGGAGACAGAACATTCGACACATGGAGTGCAACATTCTTTAACGATAAGGATTTCAAACTTCGTACATTCTTCGAGCAGTGGGCTAATAGCATCAACACTCACGAAGGTAATACTTCTCCACTCTTTACTCCTAATGCTTCATCAGGTTATACTGCTGATCTTGGAGTTAAGCAACTTGAGAAGGATTCTAGTGATGAAGGTTCTGTATTAAGAACATATAACTTGAAGTATTCTTTCCCAACTAACGTCTCTCAAATTGATGTTGCTTACGATAGCAATGATCAGATTGAAGAGTTCACAGTTGAATTCCAGTATTCCTACTTTACTGCTGAGGCAGGTAGTGGTGCTAGAGCTGGCGTTTCTGCACTTCCTGTAGTATAATAAATACTATTGGAATTGAATATGGGAAATAATTATGAGTCAACTATTTGGCTTTCAGATTAATAAGAAGGAGGGAAAGAGGGGTCAATCTCCTGTCCCTCCTGCTGCTGATGAGCCTATTGCAGTTGCAGCAGGTGGTTATTACGGCACGTATGTAGATACTGATAACTCGGCTCGTAATGAGTTCGAGTTAATTCGTCGTTATAGAGATATGGCATTACATCCAGAAGTGGATAGTGCTGTAGACGAAGTAGTTAATGAATTTGTTGTAAGTGATAATAACGATAGTTGCGTAGATATTAATCTAGATAACCTAAAAACAGGTGCAGGTGTAAAGAACAAGATTAGAAATGAGTTTGATTATCTTAAGAGGATGATCAATTTTGATAATCGTGCTCATGAGATTATTCGTTCTTGGTATATTGATGGTAGATTATACTACCATAAAGTAATTGATTTAGATGCTCCTAAGAAAGGAATTACTGAACTTCGTTATATTGATCCTATGAAGATCAAGAAGGTCAGACAAAAAATTGATAATACTCCAAAAGATGCTCTAGCTCGTCAAGCAATTAAAGGGACAGCATTAGAGTATGAATATGGAACATTTGTAGATTACTATCTTTATAATCCAAAGGGATTTTATAAGGGTGGTATTTTAGGGCCAGTAGGAGATATGTCATTATCTCAAGGTGTTAAGATTGCAGTTGATGCAATTACATTTACACCATCTGGTTTACAGGATCTCAATAAGAGAATGACTCTGGGATTCTTACATAAAGCAATTAAGTCACTCAATCAACTCAGAATGATTGAGGATAGTCTTGTTATATACAGACTATCTCGTGCTCCAGAAAGAAGAATATTCTACATTGATGTAGGTAATCTTCCAAAGGTAAAAGCAGAACAATACTTGCGTGACGTAATGGCACGTTATCGTAACAAGCTTGTATATGATTCTGCTACAGGTGAGATGCGTGATGATAAAAAGCATATGAGTATGCTAGAGGATTTTTGGTTACCTCGTAGAGAGGGTGGTCGTGGAACTGAGATCACCACATTACCAGGTGGACAAAACCTGGGAGAGCTCAAGGATGTTGAGTACTTTAAGAAGAAGCTTTATAATAGCCTCAATCTTCCTCCTTCCCGTCTCACAGACGACAACAAAGGATTCAACCTCGGTAAAACCACTGAAGTCCTCCGTGACGAACTTAAGTTCGCCAAGTTCATTGGGAGACTACGTAAAAGATTTGGAGAATTTTTTCACGACGTTCTCAAGACGCAACTTATACTTAAAGGAGTTATCTCCCCAGACGACTGGGAAGATATGAAGGAGCATATTCAGTATGACTTCTTATTTGATAATCATTTCAATGAACTAAAAGAAATAGAAATGCTCAACCAACGTATGGCCACTGTAACACAGATGGATCCGTTTGTTGGTAAGTACTACTCTATCGAACATGTACGTAGACAAGTTCTTCTACAACGTGACGATGAGTTTAAAGAAATGGATAAACAGATCCAAAGTGAGATTGATAGAGGTCTAGTAATGGATCCTATTAATGTCACTGAATTTGATACTTTGGATCGTCAGAATGATGCATTTGCTCCAGAGATTGAAGCACAAAAAGCAGAAGATGATGCTGCCAGAGATTTAGAGGCATCTAAAGAAACGGCTAAACTTAAACCTGCGTCCGCGTCCAAGGCAACAAATAATACTAAATAAAATATAATATCATATTGTTATGACACAAGAAACTGAAATTGATAATGAGTTAACGATACCAGGAGTGGTTGATATCATATCCAAAATTAAGGATAACGATAGAGCTTCTGCTATTGATGATATAAATGATATCTTGTATGCCAAGGCATCTGATGCTATTGGTGATGATAAGTTGGGTGTTGCTAAATCGTTATTTAACGAACCACCTGAAGAACCTACTGTAGAGCCTGAATCTAATGAAACTGATAACGGAGACAATCGAGAACATTCAAGTTCTTGAAGAAGAAGGAAAGAATGGAAAGAAACTTCTTTATATTGAAGGAGTCTTTTTACAGTCTGAACTAAAGAATCGTAATGGTCGTATGTATCCCTTTGAAACTCTTAATAGAGAAGTACAAAGATACAACGAGGAATACGTTAAAACTAAGAGAGCATTAGGTGAATTGGGACATCCCGATGGACCTACTGTTAATCTTGATCGAGTCTCTCACAGGATTACTGAACTCCGCGTCGAAGGAACTAACTTTATGGGCAAGGCCCAAATTCTTGATACACCTATGGGTAACATCGCTAAGTCACTTTTAAGTGAAGGTGTACAGTTAGGAGTTTCTTCTAGAGGAATGGGAAGTATTGATAAAAGAGAGGATTGCTCTGTAGTTCAAGATGATTTTATGTTAACAACTGCTGCTGATATCGTTGCTGATCCATCCGCACCTGATGCATTTGTTAATGGAATCATGGAAGGTAAAGAGTGGGTTTGGGACAACGGAATCCTAAAAGAAACCGAAGTTGCTAAATATAAAGGAATCATTGACGCTTCATCGCGTCAAGAATTGGAAGAGAAGACACTGAAAGTTTTCAATGACTTCCTTTCAAAACTCTGATTTAATAAATAAACTTAGATTATATACGGAAAATTCGAGGAATTTAACAAATGTCTGATACATTAAACGAAAAGTTTGAGGAGTTGGC